TAAAAAATAGAAATTATGAAAATAACTGATTTAGAAGAGGGTATGATTATTAATTCTCCAACAAAGGGTGAGGGTATGATTCTAAAAATTACTAAAAGAACTATTACGACAAAGTTTAGATATTCAACAAGTAAGATTACTTTAAGAAGTTCAGATTCAAATATCAATTATTCAGATTTATAAATATGAAAAAAAAACCGGGAGTATTACCTAAATTCCCAAATCAGGAAACGGTAAAATTAAGGATTGACCGTGTAGTTCCAAAAGACATACACGACGAAATCAAACAAAAATGTAATGATATTATCAACAAGCTTCAATCAGAATCACTTACAAAATGTGCAGATGAAGCTTTAAAAAGTAAGTAGTTATGTTTATAAAGACACGTCAAACAAGAGATTTTATCGAAATCAGAGTATCAAGTGCGGACGGTATTGTTACAGAAACAATATTCAATGATTCAGAATCTGAAATCAAAGAATTATTATCATTGCTTACAGATTTAACTTATGATTTAGGTAAAATTATTGGAGCAGAAATAGAAACAAAAATTGATTATAAACCAAGATTATGAAACTACTATCCGAAGCAATAGAAAACGCTGTATTGGAATACCAGTCAGATATAGAATGGAACTACAGATTTAGCAATAAAAAAGTATCTGTTGATTTTTACAAAGATGGAAACGGTAAAAACCATGTTGAGGAATTTGTTTACTTTCATAATGGGATTTGGGTTTCGATCAAACCTACAGACGAGCAATCAAAAAGAATGTGGACTATATTAAACGAAACGCCTTACAGAGAAGTAGAAACGTTTTCAGAAACTATTTCAGATTTATACGATTACAACGGAGTTAAAAGAAGTGATTTTTATTAACGGACGGACGCTAACCGATGTTCAGGAAAAGTAAGGACTGAACTTTCGGATTATTACAAATCTTACAGACACAAAACAGTAATTAAATTTAACCTAAAGCCTGAATAGCGGTTAGCGTATGTTATCACTTCGGCTTTTTATTCACAACGATATGGACGAAAAAGAATTGAAAAAAGAGCAATTTATCGCAAAAGCGATGGAAAATAAAAAGAAATTTGAAATACATAAAAGACTTATTGAGGAAAATCTATGTATTGGTGGCGAAATGTATATTCAAGATTTGAAAGTATTTGCTAATTATCAAATAGTAGATAATCAATTGCTTTTAAATTTAATGGAATATGCTGAAAGTTTTGCAAAAAAAGATAAAACAACTCCAATAGCATTTGCGGAATGGACACAATTGAACGGATGGGGATTGTTAGATAAAAATAAATGGATAAACAAAAATTCAGAAGTTATTTCTTCGGAAGTACTTTTTGATATGTACTCCAACGAAGCTGAGTGATAACGTTTTGCAACTACACGTCTGTTACGTAAAAACATAAAAATACCTTTCAGTTTAACACGGAATTGAAAGGTACAAAACCAAAAATAAATTAATCACAATGTAGCAATAGCGTGTAATTGCTGTTAGCAGTAGTTAAATTATGGAAGCAATAACAAAAGAACAAGAAAAAGCAATCAGGCGATTAAACTCAGCACTAAAAAACGCACATAAACATAATATTTTTTTAGCTGGTATGGATTGCGATTTGTTATACGCAACTCAACAGGCAATAGATAATTGTGCTAATGATTCAGATTATTGCGAAGTTGCTTGTTGCAATCAGCATAGTGATGAAGGAAGCGGTCATTTATATAGTAAAAATTATCAAGATAGTGGCGATTGTTATGCCTCGTTTTTTTTGCAAAATATGTAATACACACATAGGTTGTAGTTATGAGAATTTTGGAGTAGAATGTGATGAAGAATTAAAATTTAAAAAACAATTAAAAAATATAAAAATGAAAAGTATTATAGAAAAAATCGAATCTCGTTTGAAAGAATTAAACGAGAAAAAAGAATTAGTAGAAAAATCTAATTTTTTAAACATTAACAAATCAGTTGAATTAAGAATTTTAGATAGATGTATTAACGAACTAAACGACTTGCTAAATGATAAAAGTTAATAGTGTTTCTGGAGGACAAACTTCTGCTAAATTAATGGTTGATTTTCCTGCTGACTACAATATATTTCAATTGGTACGGACAAATAATCCTAAAGCATTATTTATGAAAGGCAAAGACGAAAAAACACGTCAATTAATTTCAGATAGAATAGGTTTTGAATTTATCGGAACACTTGAACAAGATACTTGTATTTATACCATTTTAGATTTAGAACAATTTACAGGGCAATCAATTAAAATAAATACAAGTAAAATTTCATTTGATGAAATGATTGCCGAACACGGAACAAGATGTTTACCATCTCCATTAAGAAGATATTGCACAGAAGAATTAAAAATGAAAGTTGCTTTTGAATGGTGGCAAGAAAATATAAAGGAAATTGTTGAGACGAGAATTGGTTATCGTGCAAACGAAATGAGTAGAATGGCAAAAAAATTGAAAACTTGCGATGAAAATAGAATCGAATCTTTTAAGCACGTTATAGGATTTAAGGAAACTAAAAAAGGTACTCAACAAATTTGGGACACAACTAAATTTTCAAAACCTGTATTCCCTTTTATTGAAAATAAACCAACTTGGAAAGATGATATTCAAAAATATTGGAAAGATAAACCTGTTCGATTTGCTGAATTTAATAATTGTGTAGGTTGCTTTCATCGGGAACCATTACTTTTAAAATATATGTGGGAAAATGAAAATGAAAAAATGCAAATATTTAGTGATTTTGAGAAAGATAGAAAATACAAAAACGATACTTTCAAAATGGATGACAATATAACATACGAAAGAATAAAAAATATGAACTTAACACATCATTTAGTCTCCTCTGATTTTAACGAATGTGATTCAGGGTACTGTGGTCTTTAAAATGAGGCATAACTCGTCGATTGAATCATAAAATACACACTAAAACAAAGAAAACATTATGAATACTACAACAACACCTAAAACGGACTTAGAACAGTTCCAGGCACTTCAAATAGAAGCGTTACAGAAAAGAAACGCTTACCTTGAGGACAAACTAAAAGAGGCTAGAGAACTATTAAACGGAATAGTAGACGATGCCTCACAAATCGAAGTTATTAACCATGAAACATTATAATTATGAAGCTAAGTATTGAAATAGGGGATAAAGTGAAATTAATTACATATAATTATCTTTACACAACTTACGAAAAAAAGTTTATAGAATTAGGATTTAAAAACACTAAAGAAAATTATTATCCTGATAACTATAAGGAATTAGATTATAAAGTTATTGGAAAATCTATAGACGATGATGAAGTAACTGTATTGTATTTTATAAAATCAGGAGATACAGAGTTGCTTACTTCTAAACAAGGCATTGAATTTGTAGAAGAAACCCTACAAATCAAAAAATCTACATTACTACAATTAGCAGAAAACAATTCTTTCAGCGAAGAAATTATTAAAAAAGAATTTCCGGAGTTGTTTGAGAAAGAGTTAGAAGATAATACTTGGTATACTTTTTTAAACGGAGCAATTCAGTTTAATATAAAAAATGGTGAAGGATATGGTATTTGTGTTTATAAAACTTGGTTTGATAATTGTGAATGGCTTAAATATGAACATAATGGTAAATTTATAAAATCAACCGAAAAAGAAGTATTTGAAGCGTTGAAAAACGAGGCGGTTAAGAGGGGGTTTAAAAATGGTAATTATAAGTGTTTAGATTTACCAGAACATACTGATTTGAATGTAGTTGATTGTTATTTTTTAGAATACAATAAATTATGGCATGGAAAAATAGGTTGGGCTAATTGTATTTTCGATAACGGTCAATGGGCAACCATAATCCCAAAAGAAACCTACATTAAAATACCTTTATCTGAAATTAAAAACAATCCAAACGATTCTGAACTTGGAGAACTTGTTAGACGTATAAGCGAAAATTATTAGTTATGGAATTAGTAGATAAAATTACCACAAGCGTAATGAGTACGCAAATTGCATCAAACCAACTTGAAGCGATAAAACACACACCTTACTATAAAGGAGTGTTAAAAAATAAACTTAACGGAATTACACCTGAGCTAATAAAAGCGGAATCGGATCACTACGATAAGTTTTTTGAAGCCCAAAGCGAAAGTACAGACCACGTTTATCAAGTATTTGAAAACTTCATTAAACGAGTTTCTAAAGTACCTATTTACGATATGGAAAATATTTGTTATATGATTGATGCTTACGACAAAGATAAAAAAAGTATGAACGGAATTACTAATAAAGTTTTGAGATGAAAGATATAGAAATTGAATTACTTATAAAAGAAACAAATAAAAGTTTTAAAGTAAATCTAAAAGATGCAAATAAAAATCAATTAAATGTATTTTTAAGAGCTATTTTAATAAAAAAGATATACAGTAGCACTCATATAACTTTGAGAGCTTTGGGCTCTTATTTCAATAGAAACCACGCAACAGTAATACACGCCTTAAAACTTTATGAAAACAATATAAAATATAAGGATTTTCAAGAGTTGCAAATAAAAATTAATAGCATACGTAAAAAAGATATTAAATTTTGCAATACTTGTTATTATTGATTACATTCGCATATCGATTAAAGGTACTGGAACTACCTCGAGAAAAAACATAACAGCCTTATTTTGAAAGTACGAGTTCCAGTCGTATTAGTAAAAATAAGGCATTTTTAATTTAATAGAATTATGGAATATGACAAGTTTTTAGAAACAAAACGTAAAACTTTTATCGAAAGTGGTTTTGAACTTAAAGAGTCAAATTTGAATCCAATGTTAAAAGACTTTCAAAAGTTTGGAGTTAAAACGGCATTGTTTAAAGGTAAATTTGCTTTTTTCTTTGATTGCGGTTTAGGCAAAACTTTTTGTCAATTAGAATGGTCAAAACAAGTATCAAAAAAGACTAAAAAGAAAGTTTTAATACTTGCACCTTTAGCAATTGTTGAACAGACAAAAAATGAAGCTGTAAAGTTCGGAATCGATATTGATGTATTTGATATTACAAATTATGATCAGTTAAAAAATACCGATGTATCTATTTATTCAGGAGTGGTTTTAGATGAGAGTTCAATATTAAAAGGACGTGACGGTAAATTGTCTAGTTTGATAATTGAAACCTTTAAAACTACACCTTATAAACTTTGCTGTACCGCTACACCAAGTCCAAATGACCATATGGAATTAGGACAGCATTCTGAGTTTTTAGGAGGTATGAGTTATTTAGAAATGTTAGCTATGTATTTTGTTCACGACGGAGGCGAAACTTCAAAATGGAGATTAAGAAAACACGCTGCCGACAACTTCTGGAAATATGTATCAGGATGGAGTATGGCAATTGACAATCCTAGTAGTTTAGGTTTTAATTCAGAAGGGTATAATTTGCCAGAAATAGAATATATTGAGCACATTATAAAAGTAGATAATCTTAGCGAAAATTTATTTGGTGATGTTGCAGTTTCAGCTACGGAGTTACACAAAGATTTGAATAGGTCATTTGATGCAAGAATTGAAAAAACATTAGAACTTGTTAATTCAAATGATAACCAATGGATTGTTTGGGGATTAAAAAACCAAGAAACTGATACATTATCAAAATTACTTCCAAATTCAATTAATGTGCAAGGTTCGGACAAACCTGAATACAAAGCCAAATATTTAAATGGATTTGCTAATAATGAATTTAAAACACTTATTACAAAGACTTCTATTGCTTCGTTTGGTATGAATTACCAACAATGTAATCAAATGATATTTATGTCTTATGATTTTAAATTTGAAGCATTTTACCAAGCGGTTAGACGTTGTTATAGGTTCGGGCAAAAGAATAAAGTAACCGTTCACATTCTTATTCCTGAAAGTCAAGTAAATGTAAGAAATACTATTTTAGAGAAAGAAAAACAACACTTTGAACGTATAAAAGAAATGTCTAGATATTCTGCAGAAACTAATTATAAAAAAGCAAAATCAAAAGTAAAAGTTATGAATAAAGAAATAAAAACAGATGAGTATCATTTAATAAATGGCGATTGCGTTCAAGAAACTGCAAAGCTACCGGATAATTGCGTTGATGTAATTGTATTTAGCCCACCATTTGCTGAGTTATATGTTTACAGCGATAAAGAAGAGGATATGGGAAATGTTAGCGATTATAAACAATTTGAAACTCATTTTAAATATCTTATACCTGAGTTAAAACGAACATTAAAAAGCGGTCGTATGTGTGCTATTCATTGTATGGATTTACCAATACAAAAGGGTAAAGAGGGCTATATCGGATTGCGTGACTTTAGCGGAATGTTAATTGATTGGTTTCAAAAAGAGGGATTTATTTATCATTCAAAAGTTACATTGTGGAAAAATCCAGTTACAGAAATGCAACGCACAAAAGCATTAGGATTGTTACATAAAACCATAAAAAAAGACAGTATAATGTCTAGAGTTGGCATCCCAGATTATGTTTTATTTTTTAGAAACGAGGGCGAAAATCAAAACCCAATTACGCACCAAGATACTGATAGTTCAAAATTAGATTATTTGCCAGTTGACTTATGGCAAAAATATGCATCGCCAGTTTGGTATGATATTGATTATTCGAGAACCTTACAATATCGTTCTGGACGTGATGGAAATGATGAAAAACATATTTGCCCTTTACAATTAGATACTATTGAAAGGATATTGCATTTATATTCCAATGAGGGTGACACGGTTTTAAGCCCTTTCGGTGGCATTGGATCTGAGGGTTGCACTGCAATTAAAATGAATCGTAAAAGCATATCGATTGAACTTAAAGAAAGTTATTTCGCTTTGAACGCAAAAAATCATAAAGACTTTGTTCAAGAGAAAAATAGCACTTTAACTCTATTCTAATTTAAACCAATTAAAAACAACATCTAACCTATTGCCAATTTAAAAAAGAGTTGTATATTTGAAAACCGTTTGAAAGACAAGCGGTTTTTTTAGAATATTAACCTAGTAAAATTACAAGATTATGGAAAAATTAAAAGTCGGTGATAAATTGTATCAAAAAAGTTCAAGCAGGTATACTCAGTTTACCGATTATATATTTGGTACTGTTGAAAGAATAACAAAAACGCAAGCTATACTATCAAATGGTTATAAAATAATCAATGATCCTAAAGTTGATTGGTATAATAAAGATATATATTGTTTCTCTCAATATGGGGATAGTTACAAAAGATGGTTTATACAGACAAATGAAATAATAAAAGAAGCGAATGCAGAAAATAAGCGTAAAAAAATATATTATTGGTTTAGGGACAAGCAATTCTCAGACGAAGAAAAATTACAAGTTTTTAATTTACTAAACAAATAAAATATGACAACAAACGACAAAGTACAGCGTATTTTGGTAAAGATGCCAAAGTACGAACTAGCAGAGAAATTGGGTATAACTCACAAAACCCTCAACTCCCGAATAGAAAACGACACTTGGAAAAAATTAGAAATCGAAAAAATTAATAAGTTATGAAACTAACCATCCTATCCCTATGCGCAGTATCAATACTACTAGGTATATTTTACAACACGCATTTTTTTATCGGAACTATTGCACTTCTTTTTGTGTACATATTCCTCGAATTATTACAACAAATTACTAACGGAAATAGATATTAAATTAAAAATTATGGCAAATTACAGAAAAGTTTATAAATCGGATCACTTGGGAGTGGTAGATTTAGAAGAAATGTTAGAGCAAGAAAAACAATTGATTTTTACAATTAAAGAAGTAAAACAAGAAAATGCAGTAGTGGCTGGAAATCGTGGAGATTTTAACATTGCTTACTTTGTAGAACCAATTAAACCAATGGTTTTAAATGCTGGCAACGCTGGAATTATTCGTGGATTTTCAGAGGGTAAAAGTACTGATACTGATAATTGGAAAAACATACCTATTGAATTATACGTTGATTCAAATGTAAAAATGAAAGGTCAAATAGTTGGAGGTATGAGAATAAAACCAATCCAACCAAAATTACAACCTAAAGAAAAACCTTTGTTTACAGAAGCAAATTTTGAAGCAGCTAAAAATGCAAAAGCTACAATTGAGAAAATTAAAGAACTCTATACACTAACGCCTGAAATAGAAAAATTATGGATAATTTACAACGTGTAGATAGTTGGTATTTAGAAAGAGTTGGTAAGTTTACAGCCTCAGAAATTTATAAATTAATGGGAATTAAAGGGCTTGGAGAAACTGGGAAAACTTACGCTATTGAAAAAGCTATTGAACAAGTTTTTGGAGTTACCGATAGTGATTATGTATCTTACGATATGCAAAGAGGTATTGATTTAGAGCCTTTGGCGTTTGCCAAGTTTTCAGAATTAAAAGCTATGAACTTTATCGATGTTTCTACTTGTGGCTTTATAAGTAAAAATGAAAATAGCGGTAGTAGTCCAGATGGTTTAGTTAGTGATAAGTCGGTTTTAGAAATTAAATGTCCTAAAGTCGATACTTTTTTTAAATTAGTAGTATCAAACGAAGTTAATAAAAACTACTTTTACCAAATGCAAAAACAAATTGACGATACTGATTCTGAACAAGCGTATTTTTTCAATTATTGTGTTATTGATGGCGTAGAATATTGGCACGAAATTATAGTTAAACGTTGCCAATCTACAATAGATTTAATCAACGAAAGAATTAAAGAGGCAACAGAAATTAAAAACGAATTTATTAAACAATTAAATAAAAATAAACAATGGAAATTTTAGGAAAAGTAAAAGTAATTGGTGCAGAACAGCAAGTAAGTGCATCATTTAAAAAAAGGGAATTAGTAATCGAAACTGATGAAACTTACCCACAGTCAATATTAATTGAGTTTTCGCAGGATAAAGCGGATTTGTTGAACGGTTTAAACGTTGGGGATAAAGTTACTGTACATATTAATTTAGGAGGTAGAGAGTGGGTTAATCCACAAGGCGAAACAAAGTACTTTAATAGCATTAAAGGGTGGCGCGTTGAGAAATTATCTGATGCGCCTACATTTACACCACAACCACAAGATTCATTTACGCCAGATACTAATTTTAAAGAAGAGGAAGCAGATGACTTACCTTTCTGAAACAATCCTAATCTGCAATTACTCATAAAAACTTTTGATTTAATCCGAATTTAATTTTTAAGTTCGGATTATTTTTTGTAGGTTTGTATTCAGCAATCTCTCACTTGCGTCAAAAGTATAACGCCGAAATGCGTAACCGACGAATCCCAATAGAGTGTGAGAGCCTATTGGGATTTTGTCATTTAATACTATTTATTATGAAATCATTCGAATTATTAAAAACAGACTTTCAATTTAATCATTTAGACGAGTCAGACGAATTTAAAGAATATATTGAATACGTTTTTGAATATGGTACTACTATTTATTTAGTTTTTATTAAGGACTTTAAATATAAAAACCCAAAATCACACATAAAAGAATATTATAAAAAAAGAGGTTATTTAAAAGTAAAATTCTTTAAACAATAATGAAACCATACCCAGACCAAGAAATATCTATAAATAAAATAATTGAAACTTTAAAACAAAAGAATCGATTACTTTTTCAATTGCCAACAGGTGGCGGAAAAACTGCAATATTTTCTTTTATTGCTAAACAATGGTTTTTAGAAACAAGCCAAAAATCATTAATAGTAGTAAATAGAGAAATTTTAGTAAAACAATCTACTGAAACTTTGCGTAAAATAGGTATGAGTGTTGAAACGGTTGTAGCTTCAAAAAAAGTGTTAAACCATCAATCTAATTCATACGTAGCAATGATCCAGACGTTAAAAAATAGATTAAAAGTAAATCCTGACTTTGTAAAAGATATAGGATTGATTATTTGTGATGAAGCACATTTATTATTATTTTCTGAAATATTCCCTTATTTTCAAAATGCAAAAGTTTTGGCTTTTTCTGGAACGCCATCAGTAGATAAAAGAGTATCTTTTTGTAAGTGTACAAGATGCGGAACTATTTCAGATACAATTGATATTTGTTGTAATGTAGAAATGTTTGAGTACACAAGGAAATACACCTTATCTGAAATATTCGAACATATTATTATCGGTACTTCAATTGCTGAGCTAATTGAAAGCGGTCGTTTAATCGCACCATTATATTATGATTTTGGGAAAGTGCATCATTCAGATTTAAAAATTGATAGCCGAACAAATGATTATGATGACGAAGAATTTTCAAGTAGTGGTTCGGTTGCTAATGTAGTTTTGCAATATGAAAAAATACACAAAGGAGAAAAAACGTTAATTTTCAACAGTAGTACAAAAACTAATTTATCTGTTTACAACCAATTTATTGAAGCTGGTTATACTAACGTGAAAATGATTGACAGCGTTAACGATTGTGAAAATCAAACAGAAGTTTTAGAATGGTTTAAAAACACACCAGATGCAATACTTTTAAACGTTGGAATATTAACAACAGGATTTGATGAGCCTAGTTTACAAGGAATGATTTTAAACAAGGCTACAAAGTCAATTACCTTATACCATCAAATGATTGGCAGAGGTGGTCGTAAATGCGATACTATTTTTAAGGAGTTTTTTAAAGTTACTGATTTAGGGGGTAATATTGAAGCTCACGGGAAATGGCAGGATTTTGTAGATTGGGAAGCACATTTTTACGGAACTAATGAAAAGCCTAGACCAAAAAAAGAACCGCTAGAAAATGTAATTCTTTGTCAAGAATGTGGATCATTACATTCTAAATCTTTATTACAATGTCCGGAATGTGGTTTTGAAAAATTAGAGTTTAAGAAAAAAGAAGTTTTAAGTAATGCGGTTGCTGTACTTGTTGACGAGTACCCAATTCCAGACGGTTACAAAATAGTAAAATATACTAAAAAAAATGATAAAGATTTGTCTTTTGCCTACACTATTTTAATTAATTCAATAGTTGATTTATTTATTTATCGATACGTCACTAAAGGAAGTTATGAAAAATCTTTGCAAAATGGAAAATTTCACGATTCATTAAAAGAAATTTTATCAAAACCTATGAAAACATTTGCAGTATCTTTCGAAAGAAAATCAATGCGAACTTTCGAAAATTTATTGAAATCAATAAAATCAAAATTAGATAGTCACTATAAAATTGAAGAAATCAAACCAATAATTAAAATAGAAAAATTATGAAACAAACGCAAGAAGCAGTAATACAGCAGTCAATATATATTTGGTTTAATAATGAATATTGCTTAGTAAAACATAATCCAAGATTAATAATTTATGCTGTAACTAATGGTTTTGGAATTACTTTGCCAAAAGAAATGCCTTTACATTGGGTAAAATTAGTAAAGGCTGAAATATCAAAAATAAATCAATTACACGTAAAATTAGGTATGTTGGCTGGAATTTCAGACTTAAAAATAGAAGGAGTAAATGGTAAAGTTTTAAGTGTTGAGGTTAAAACAGAAACAGGAAAACAATCGCCTGAACAAATAAAAATCGAAGAAAGAATAAAAAATTTAAAAGGTCGTTACATAGTTGTACATTCACTTCTTGAATTTCAATTAAAAATATCCGAACATATTAAATGGCTACAATATGAAACAATTTAAATACTCACTAGCAAAACGTGGTAAAATAATTTGTACCAATTGCGGAAAAAAAACTGCAGTTCCTTACATTGAAACAGAAACAGGAAATATTATTGACGGTGCAATGCGTTGCGATCGAGAGTTACAATGTTCCTATCATAAAAAACCAGATAGCAACGAAACTATTTTTATACCTAAATATGAAATTGTAGTTAAAGAAACCGATTATATTCCATTACAAACTTTGGAGGATTTTTATTTAAAAGATAAAAAACACGATTTAATTACATTCCTTTCGAAACGTTTCGAATATAAAAACATTCATAAAGCTAAACAAGATTATTTTTTGTCTGAATACTATAATGGTGAAACTATTTTTTGGCAAATAGACCAACTAGAAAGAGTTAGAGGTGGCAAAATTATGGCTTACAATCCAGAAACAGGAAAAAGATTAAAAGATAGTAACGGTCAATCACAAATAAAATGGATTCATAAACAGCCTTATAATTTAAAGCAATGTTTATTTGGTTTGCACTTAACAAAAGAGGACAAAAAAAAGACTATTGCAATCGTTGAAAGCGAAAAAACAGCTTTTATTATGTCAATTTTTGATCCTGATTTTCTTTGGTTGGCTTGCGGTTCTTTAAATGGTTTTAAACTTGAATATCTAGCACCGATTAAATTACGTAAAATAGTTGCTTTCCCAGATAAAGGCTGTTTTGAAATATGGAATGAAACAGCAAAAAAATTAAATGAAAAAGGATTTACTATTGAAGTAAGCGACGCATTAGAAACCGAAATAGATTGTGAAATAGGCAATGATATTGCCGATGAATATTTAAAATTATGAGTATAAAAGATAAACTTTCAGAATTAAAAAGCACATTAAAAAAGTCTGATTTTCCTGTACAGATTTTCCCAAAAGGAATACAATCCTATTTTACCGATGCAAACGAAACATTAGATAGTAATATTGATTATATGGGCTCTTCTTTTCTTTGGGGGACTTCTGTTTTAATTGGTAATTCCTGCGCGTTAGAAGTAAAACACGGTTGGAAAGAGTATGCAAATATTTGGATTGCTTGCGTTGGTTCGGCTGGTGTTGGTAAAACTCCAAGTATTTCAATGGCAACAAGACCATTCGAGAGAATAAACTCGGAACTTATAACGAGTTACCCTAGACGATTGAAAGAATGGGAAGATTCAAAAGATGATCCAGAGAACAAACCTTTACCAGAGCAATTTATCGTAAATGATGTTACTATTGAAGCGCTTGTTTCTCTTCACAGCCAAAACACAAAATCAGTAGGAATGTTTAGAGAGGAGTTGGATGGTTGGGTAAAAAACTTCTCGCGTTACTCTAATGGTTCAGATTTGCCTTTTTGGCTAACTACTTGGAGCGGAAAGTCTGTTTCTATGAATCGTAAAGGAGGAAATTCTTTTTTATCAAAGCCTTTTATCCCTATTTTAGGAGGTGTTCAACCCGCAATTCTTGAAAGTTTCTCTACTGATGAAAACAAAGAAAATGGATTCCTAGACCGTATTTTATTATGTTGTCCCGAGATACAAATTGAATTATACAATAGTAAAGAAATGAACTATGAAGCCATACAATGGTATGACGATTTTGTTTATAAAATGGAAAGAATTTTAAAAATGGAAACTAAAATAAATGCAGACGGAGAAATAATGCCAAATATTTATAAATTTGATGCAGAAGCAAAATATGAATGGGAGAAAATTTATAATGAAATTTCTATTATGCAAAACTCAGATGAAGAAAATGAGTATATGAAATCAATGCTTCCGAAACAAAAATCGTATATTCCTAGATTTGCATTACTTTTACATATCATAAATAATATTGACAATAATAATATTCCTGAGCTAATAAATAAAAAAACTATACTAGATGCTTGGGAGTTATCAAAATACTTCATTAAACAGGCTAAAAACGTTAAAATAAGCGAAAAGGAAACTAAAAAAATAAAAGCTATTGCGACAATTCAAGGTAGCCCTATGGAAAGTTTTAGATTAATTTACGAGCAAAATAAAAAAACAGGAGATAAAATTAACTTTACTAAGGTAGCTGAACATTTAGGAGTTTCAAGACGAACTCTATATAATTGGAATGATGAATTTTCAAAAGTGTGAAAAAAATGGGAAAAAGTGTGCAGAAAAGTGTAAACCGTTGCACACTTTTTTTTCAATGATAGTAAGGGGTTAAGTATATATTTATTGTAAAATATATAAATATATAAATATATAAATATATAAATAAATTATAATATATATATAAAGCGATTTTAAAAAGTGTGAAATTGCACACTATTTTTGAAGTAACTAATTGATAATTAAATAATTAAACGAAAAACGCTTCACACTTTTATTTACACTTTTACACAAAATGCACAAATTATGAAACATAACCTACTTTTACGACTCTACGACTACCATTGTAATTTATTTATTGATGGTAAGATATGCTTTGAATACTTCCAAGCAACAGAAAACGAATATACCAAACGAGTGAAACTATTTACCGTTTGTTTGAATTAAACCAATAGAAAAGATGAGAAACGAATTAGAACAAAAGATTAGAAAAGCGATACCTGAGTTAAATGAGTTGGGTGTTGGGTGTGAAATACAAAGTAAATTAACATATTCTAAATATAATTTAATATTAGAAATTGCTCCATTTGTATATTGGGCATGTTCAAATAATAAAGAGGTTTTTAAAATTGACATAAGAAACTACGAAATAATCGGAAAACCAATACAACTTAACCACGTGTTGGAGTATTTATTTTATCACAGAAAATATAGTCCGAGCGATAAACAAATAATTCATATACTTGAAAGATATGCTTATTTAAAATCGTTTCAAAATCAACAATCTGAATTGATTAATTTTATTAACAGCCTATGAAACCAAAACCCGACTCAATAGAAACTCTTAAAAAGCAAATATCAACAAAGATTATAAAAAAGCAGAGGTGTTACAAAAAAAGTTGGACTATTTTGATTTTGGTATTAAATAATTTTGTAATTTTGGGGTTATGGCTAGACCTAGTGAATATAATTTAGAAATGTGTAAAACAATTTGCTCAGAAGTAGCAGAGGGTTTTAATATAAAAACAATTCTGAAATCTAAAGATGAATATCCTACTTTTCAAACTTGGTGCAATTGGAAACGTGAACATAAAGAATTATTTGACCTGTATGTAAAGGCAATGCAAGACAAAGCCGAAAGTGAGATTGAAGAAATAGACCACGTTTATGATTTACTTAAAGCTGGGGAACTTGAACCAGCAGCAGCAAATGTTTTGATTCAAACTAAAAAATGGACTGCATCTAAATTTTATCCTAAAATGTTTGGCGATAAAATTCAACAAGAACATAGTGGGGAAATTGCAATTACTGAAAATCCACTTACACCGGAACAGGCTAAAAAAGTTTTAGATGACTTAAAAAGCAAATGACAGAAACCGAACTTATAAGAGCTTGTTTAGTTTCAGATAGTTTATTATTTACAAGATACTTTTTTAGGGAACGTTTTAAAAGAGGGTTTGTAATTAATAAACATCACGAAATTATATGTGAGGCACTTGATAAGGTCTTGTTAGGTAAAACTAAACGTTTAGCTATATCAATCGCACCACGTTACGGTAAAACCGAATTAGCTGTTAAAAGCTTAATAGCTTTAGGGCTTGCAATTAATCCCGCTTCAAAATTCATTCATTTATCTTACTCACAATCATTAGCACTCGATAATTCAGAAGAGGCACGGGATTTTATAGCTGAGCCAGAATATAAGCGTTTATTTCCTTGGGTTAAAATGGATAAAAGCAGTACAGCTAAAAACAAATGGTACACTACTGAGGGTGGTGGAGTTTATGCTACTGCAACAGGAGGACAGATAACAGGATTTGGAGCTGGAGAAGTGGATCAAGACGATATCGATGAGTTTATAAGCCAAACCGAAAATAAATTTGCTGGAGCTATTATTATCGATGATGCATTAAAGCCAGACGATGCTGATTCAGAAGTTAAAAGAGAGCGTGTTAATAATCGTTTTGAAACTACCATAAGAAGTAGAACTAACAGCCGTAACACGCCAATTATCGTTATAGGGCAAAGATTACACGAAAGTGATTTAATAGGTTACTTAATGACTAACGAGCCTGAGGAGTGGGAATTTATAAACATACCTTGCATTGAAACCGATGAAAATGGCAATGAAGTTGCATTATGGGAATTTAAACAAACATTAGCCGAACTTATTAAAATCCGTGAAGCTGATGAACGAGTCTTTGAAACACAATACCAACAAAATCCAACCGATGTAAAAGGTAAGTTAATACCTTTGGAACGTATGCGCTTTGAAAACTTAGACAATATACCAGATGAAAACATTGTTTTTAAGTTTAGTTGTGGCGACCCAGCTGATAAAGGAGGTGATCACTTCTGTATTCCAATGATGCACGTTTGCGTTATTGACAATCAATTAGCCGTATTTGTAAAAGATGTTATTCATAGTCAAGAGGGTATTGAAGTAGTTACCGAAAGAGCTATTGAAAAGATGCGTACTTTGTTTATCGAAGAGGCTTTTTTAGAAGTCAACGGTGTAGGCACAGGAGCTTATTTATTATTGAAAAGGGATATTTCAAACCACGCTAAAGTAAAGCCGTTTAATTCTACAATCAACAAAGAGGTTCGTATTCTATCAAACTATGAGTTTATCTTGAAGTATTTTATATTTGATATAAACTACAAAGAAAACAAAGAGTACCATAATTTCATTAAGCACGTTTCGGGGTATGAGCGTGAGGGCGATAACAAAAATAAGAAAGATGCAATTGATTCTCTCTCTAGTGCTGCGTCGATATTAAAAATAAAATACAAAAAGTTATTATATTCATAAATTTATTATATATTTGCCTTAATTAACGTCGTGATGACAGGGATTAAAAAGGATGAGTAACACAAAATATAACAACAAAGCCACGTATTCGAGCAATCGAGTAGTGGCTTTTTTACTTTGTAATTAATGGGTTGGTTCTCAAGAAATAAAAAAACAAACGTAACAGGATTTGCCGAGCAAGATAATACTGGTGCGTGGATGCAGTACTTTAATCAGTATATGCAATCTATTAACGGAGAATTACAGACCTATGCTAAAAGCAATCCTTACTCATTGGCTTGTAATATTGCTGAGGTTTTCATTCCGATTGATGCGATAGCTGACAGGGTGGCTGGTGTTCAATATAAATTAAGAAACAAAAAAACTTTAGAACCTTACGAGGCTAAAGGTAATCTTTTAAAGTTGATTACTAATCCAAACCCACAAAGCACAATAGCGGATTTGGTTTATAAAGACGTATTTTCTAAGCTGTCAGATGGTAATAGTTATATCTACACTAAAACACCTGAGAGCATTAAGAATCCAACTATTGATAATATAAGCAATATTTGGGTATTAGAACCAAACAAAACAACGCCTAAACTATTAAAAAACATTAGCAATCCGTTTTTAATGAAGTCTAAAGCGGATTTTGTAGAGTATTATAAAACGTTCTTTTTTTACGAACATAAGATTGAGCCTAGATATATTTATCATTCAACATCTATGGGTTTAAATGAGTTTGGAGTAGGAATATCACCATTGAAAAGAGTAGAGAAAAATATTGATAATATTTTAGCGGTTTATCAAGCTAGATATAATGTTTACGCAAAGAATGGGAACGGTGGTATTTTAAGCAAAGCACCACATACAGGAGGTAATAGTTTACAGGAAGCGGTTGATCCAACTACTAGAGAAGAGATATTAAAAGATTTACAAGATAGAAACGGCATTACAGGAAACAAAAACTTTATCGGGATTTCATCTATTCCGTTGACGTTTATAAAAACATTAGGGACTATTGCAGAATTACAACCATTTGAAGAGACTGAAAGTAACGCAATCACAATAGCTGGAATTTATGGAGTTGACCCTGAGTTAATACCACGTAAAGGAAGTAGTACGTTTACAAATAAAAACGATGCTGAAAAAGGATTGTGGCAAAACGTTTTAAAATCACTATGTCAAGATGAAGCCGATATACTTTCAAAGGTTTATTATTTACCAGATGACATTGAGTTTTATGCTGATTTATCTGGTGTAGAAGTATTGCAAGAGGACAAAAAGACAGCATACGAAAGTGATAGCGTTTTAATATCAAACCTTACATCATTAACAGAAGCTGGTCAAGACGTAAAACAAGCATTAAGTAACCTAACAGATAAATACAATGGGAACTAAATTGACGTTACAGGAGATAAACAAGCAATTGGGAAAAAAGAATTTAGATCCAAAACTTGAAAAAAGTTTAAGAGACAAAAAACGAATACTAACCGATAATAAAGAAGTTAGAAAATGATAAAAGTATTAGAGTTTCCAGACAGAGAGTTTGAGAATAAAGCCGATTTATTCAAAGAACTTATAGCAAATAAAAAGCAATTAGTTTCTTTAAAGAAGTCAGTAGTTAAAAACGCTGATGCGGTTTCATTTGGTTACATTGAAACCATATCTAAAAACGCAACTAATAAGGCACTTGCTGCTGCTGAATTACCGGATACCTTAAATGTAAAAGTAGTTATCAATACTACAAACTTTTTAGACTCTCACGGTGATTTACATATTAACGGAATCTGGAATAAGTCAGTAAGTGATAACAAAACCTTTTTGCATTTGCAAGAACATAACAGGGATTTTAGCCACGTTATAAGCGATAATGCAAAAGGTAGTGTTGAATCAATGACTTGGAAACAATTAGGACTACCATATCAAGGGAGTACTGAGGCATTAGTATTTGAAAGTACTATTGATAAATTGCGTAATAACTTTATGTTGAAACAATACGCTAATGGATGGGTTAAGAACCATTCAGTCGGGATGCGTTATATAAATTTAGAATTAGCTATTAATTCAGAAGCGGATTGGGATAAAGAATACAAAGAGGTTTGGGATAAATATTATCCCGTAGTTGCTAATAAAGAATTAGCAGATGAAAGAGGGTATATGTGGATTGTATCAGAAGCACAAGTAATAGAGGGTAGTGCGGTTGTAATGGGTAGTAACTCAGCAACGCCAACCTTAGAAAATAAACAAGAGCCGTTGGATGACACTCTTGATACCGAAGCCGAGAAATCACTTCAAAACGAGAAAAAAAATAAATTAACATTCATTTAAAACAAACACAATGAACGGTAAAAACATTTCATTGATTGAGGCATTAAAAAAACAAGGTGCTACAATCGAAGCAGATCAAGAGAAATTCTTGAACGCCTTAGACGAAGCTTTAAAAGTACGTCAAGAGCAAACAGACGAAACATTTTCAGAATCACTTAAAACGGCACTTGCTGACGTATTAGGAGCAACTGAAAAAGACGCTGACGGTAAAGTTGTAACTTTCGCTGAGCAAATTAAAAACATTGCTGAGGCATTAGAGAAAGTGGAAAAACAAAACAACCAAACAATTGGAGAAAAAGAAAAATTCCAATTGAAAAAATATGTTAGAGAAAACCACAAAGCGATTGTTGACGCAATCAAAAATGGTAAGGATTTAGACGGTACGGAATTTACAGCAATCAAAGCTGCTGCGTCATTCTCAAACACTAATACTATGGGCGCTGTTGCAATGCCATTAGTTGAAAACTATTTAGTTGAAAACGATATTGCGGTAATCAGACATCCAGAAAATAGTATTTTAGATGCTATCCCAAGTACACAAGTTGCTAAAGTTCCACAACAAGTAATTAGAGTTGAACAAGCTACAGAAGAGGGTGCGGTTGCGGTTGTTGCTGAAGGTGGTACAAAACCATTAACTTCTGATACATTTGTTAGAACGATTACAACAAGAACTAAATACGCTGGACGTATTGAGTGGTCAGAAGAGTTTGAAATGGATAACGAATTGCTTTTTGATGCAATTATTGACTTATTCGAGAACAAAGTAAATAGAGCGCACCGAGATGGTATCATTGCTAAAATGATTACTAATGCAGTAGCTTATACTTCATCTGTATTTGATGGTACTTTTGTGACTGCGGATAATGCGCTTGCGGTTATAGCTGGACAGTCAGTTATTCAAGGTATGTATTTTATGCCAAACTTAGTAGTAATGAATCCTAGTGATATATTTGCTGCAATGTTTACACAAGATACAGAGGGTAACGCACAAATCAAGCCATATATTGTAAACAACAACGGCGTTTATACTATCAATGGAATGAGAGTAGTTTCTTCTTACGTTATCGCACAAGGTACAGCTTTAGTAGGTGATTCATCTGTTTACAGAGAATGGCATTCAGCTTATATCTTTAGAGTTGGAACTTACAACGATCAGTTTATTAAAAACTTAAAAACTGCAATTGGTGAGGTATTCTCTTTATTGAGAATCGCAAACAACGAAAAACCTGCTTTTATGGTTTTGGATTTAGACGCAGTGAAAGCAGATTTAACAGTAGCACCTTAATTTAAAATAAATAGATATGCCAAAGTTTGATATTAAAGAAGTAGAATCAGAAGTAGTACAAAAAGCTACTTTTCACAAAGAATCTGATTACAAAGTAGTTTATTTAAATAACGATGTGACTAAAAAGCCAAGATTACTTCACGTAATCCAAGCTGATAGACTTATCAAAAATAAGAAAGCTACTGAGGTAAAAGACGGAAAACTCGAAGAGCGAGACGTAGAACACTTAACAGAAACAGCAGTTAAAAAAGAAAAATAAAATGATAATCGATAACTCATATTTTCAGTCAAAAGACACGTTTATTCCAAATGTAATCGCACAGCCTAATATGCAAAGCAATACGCCAAGCGAATTATCGCAGTTGCAAATGGAAATAGACAGTAGAGAGTATGAGTTATTGGTATCTTTTTTAGGTACTGTACAAACCGATGAATTGTTAAGTCAGTTTGAAACTGATGGAGAATGGAAAGAGGACGCTTTACAGAAGTGGAAAGACTTAGTAGATGGTGTTGATAATTGGAGAGGTTTACGTTTCACTAAAGGAACAAAAAAAATATCTTTAATTGCTTTTTATGTTTTCTACTATTATTTAGGAGAAGCATATTCAACATTCAATACAACAGGAGTTCAAATATCTGATAGCAAAAACGCTGCAACGGTTTCACCAACGCAAAAACAAGTTAACGCTTGGAATAGTTTTGTTGAAATGTATAACGGCACTTGCAACGGTACGGATTATAGATTTTTCAATAATTGGAACGGATTAGGTATGCAATGGTTAGGAGCAAACAATAATAATAACATTGTTACACTTCAATCCTTTATGCAGTCTAAACCTGAGGATTATGATAACTCTTTCTTTACCTACAAAACCGTTATAAATACTTTTGGATTATGATAGTAATTGAATCACGTTTAAATGAAATATTTAATCAGTTGCCGGAAATAGACGGATTTAAACCCGTTTATAAATGGGGTGATGAGTTTCATTTAATCAAACAATTGCAGTTATATTCCGATGCAAACCGTAGTATTTATCCGTTAATATATCAGACTTCAAACGGTTCTAAACAGGACGATTACCGAAAAGAAGCTACAACATCATTAAATTTTGTTTTAGCTTGTCGTAATACAGAGGTAGATTTAACGAATGAGCAACGTTGGGAAATGAGTTATAAAAATATTCTTTACCCATTAGTTCAAAATATTGTTTATTCAATAATTCAGTCTGGTATTGCTACATTCAATGGGGAATATGATATTAAGGAATTTCCAAATTATGGTGATGGTAAGTTAAATGAAACCAACGATATCTGGGATGCGCTTACATTAGACTGTTCAATTACACTAAACGCAAATTGCGTAAAAACTATTTATTTTAATACATAAAAAATATGATACTATTTAATCAAAAGAATTGCGATACTTCCCGCAAAAATTTGGGAGTGCCTGACTGCGTTATCAATAACGGACGTATTACAGGTTTTATTGCTGTTGATCCAGCATGGTCGGTAGACGTTGAAACAGACGACTTTGATTCTACAATAGCAAACGAACTAATTCAGGATGGTACTTTTATTCCAGTACTTGGAGCTGTTGAAGCGGTAAACGGAACACCAGAAGCAATTACAGAAGAGTATCAAGGCGGTATTATGTCTGTTGTTAGAAATGGACTACCAATGTTTACTTTTAAATTCTTAAAAGGATGGGCGTTTGCAAGAGCTTTGTATTCTATGAACTCTTTTCAATCTTACAAATTACTTTTAGTATTTGAAGATGGTTCAATTGCGGGTTCTTTGAATGGAACTACATTTAGCGGTTACGACTTAGGAATGTTGAATACAGGTACATATTTCCATACTGATGGGGCTGTATCTGGAAACAATACAACTACTGTACAATTGACAAATGCAGACCAGTACAATCAATACACCGCAGTACTTGACAGAAGCGTAACAGGATTTGATGCAAACGGATTACTACCTATTACAGATATTGTAATTACAGGACGTGCAGACGTATCAGAGGGTAAAGTTTACTTCAAGGCTAAATTTGGAATGAACGAAGCATCTAATTTAGGTGGAATTGCAATTGCTAACTTGAGAGTAACGGTTTCGGGAGTTCTTGATGTTATTCAGGCGGGTACTTTAATGTATAATCCAACTACACAGGAATACGAATTTGAGCCAACTGCAACATTAACAACATCTACACCAGTTGTAGTACAGTTATACGACTCGGTTGTAACACCTAATGTTGACGTTGCTAAGATTGGAGCCCGTTATTATAAGGGAGCTTCTACTGCGATTACGCCAGTTGCTTAATTAGAATTATTATAAATTAAAAGCCTTATAGAAATGTAAGGCTTTTTTTGTATATTTGATTATATAAATTTTATAAAAAATATGGATTCAGATAAAGAATATAAAAAAAGTACAGAATTGTGGATTTTAAACCAACAAAAAAATATAGATATTATCTTATGCAATATCGAATATTTAAAAAAAGAAATAGATTTAAAAACTGAATTATTAAACATAAGCAAAAAATCTTTAGACCATGAAATTAAATTTTTAAATGATTATAAAGAAAGTTTAAATTAATTCACTATATTTGTTTCGGTAATGGTTTTAAGGTTAATAGGAATGAAAATGCAATCAGTAATTTGGTTGCATTTTTTTTAATTTATACAAACATGGAAATATTTAATAAGCAAATTTTCGGAAGTGATGCAGACTGGTTTTTAGAACAGCCTACAATGGCTCAAGTAGAGTGGATAAAAAAGCACACCAATCAGCAAAACGATGACATTATAGATGAATTTCTATCAAACATCACAAAGGGAACGGATAAAAATTGTTTAGACTGCGGACAAAATGGGAATAAGCGCATTACAGTATCAGAAGAGGTTATCACCAGTACTAAATCAGAGCTACCTACAAAGCAAAGTAAGAAATATAGTACTAAGCGACCAAAAAACTCTGAAACAGGAAAAGATTGATGAGTTCCAACATGGATTACGCCCTAATGGTAATATAATCGGTGAGTATCGTAATCCTGATTATCAGGAATATAAATACACCCGAAATCCATTAGCACGTGGGAACGTCGATTTAATTTTAACAAGGGCGTTTACTAATGGCTTATTTGTAAAAGGTTCAGATAGTAAATTTATATTTGATAGTTCCGATAGTAAGACAGGAAATTTAATCAGTCAATATGGAATTGATATAATGGGATTGAATCAGGATTGGTTTAACATTCGACAAAATGACATTTACAGATTGGTATTAGTAGAACAAATTAAAAGAGAACAGAAAATTGCCTAAATACAATTCAATAGATACAGTTCCAGCAAAAGTTTTTTTCTCGATACTTGAGGATAAGAATTATCAAAATCTAAAACCAAAACCACGTGAAAAGGATTTGGATAAGGTTTTCATATCTATTTACGATGAGTTCTTTTTGAAGTCTGACAACCCAGAAGCAAACGAATATTTACGATGTACAAAACAAATAGCATTTATAACATACAAAATAAATATCTTAAAGCAATCGTTACACTTTTATTTTTATAATCCAACTACTCAGGAAATGCGAGAGGAATTCATTGAATCTCTTAAAGAGGGTTATGGAATTGAAATAGATAGTAATGCACCATTCATAGACGAGGTAAAGCGTATTTTAACGATTGAAATCGGTATCCTTGAGAATGATTTACAGTTTGAAGAAATGGCTTTTAAAAGTCTTGCGTCAAACAGTAAGAAAAAAGCATTTGATTACGAGGAAAACATTGTCAACCTTGAGGGTGTTTTAAACAATAACATAAAGGACGGGATTAAGTTAGATAAATACATAGCTTACGAGAAGAAAGCAAAAAAGATTGTTGAACAGTCAAAACAAAAGAAATAATGGCAAGCGGAGAATTTATATCGATATTAGAAGAAAATGCTTTAAAAGACTTACGGACTGCAAACACGGAGATTACAACTCTTATTTCAAATATTGGTAAGGCGGGTACAGCAATGCAGTCTATTAAAACTCCAAGCGGTTCTGATAGTGCAATAAAACAACTTAATGCTGAATATACAAAGCAACAAAAAGTAATTACTGATTTGCAGATTAAATTAGAACGTTACGCACAGGCTCAAAACCGTACAAAAATAAGTAACAACGCATTAGAAAAATCAGAAATAAGTTTAGCTACTGCACGCACAAGAAGTGAGAAAGCATTAGACCGAGAAAATGCTAAACTTGAGGCAAGCCAAAATGTATACAACAAAGTACAGGCTAAATTAAATGCCTTAAATAACGAATATAAAGGACTTGCAACACGTAGAGAGTTAGGTTTAAAACTGACAAATCAAGAGGAACAGACTTATAACCGTTTACAAGGTTCTATACAGAAATACGATAAAGTTTTGAAAGCAGTTGACGCTACTACAGGCAAATATCAACGTAATGTAGGTAATTATGCAGGTTCTTTCAATCCTTTATCTAATTCAATAAATCAGTTAACACGTGAAATGCCAGCCTTTACATATTCGGTGCAGACTGGATTTATGGCACTTTCTAATAATATTCCAATATTTACAGATGCGATTGGTAATGCTATTAAACAAAATAAGGAATTAGTCGCTCAAGGTAAACCAACTACAAGCGTATTGTCGCAATTATCGGGTGCTTTTTTAAGTTGGCAAACATTAATGGGTATTGGTATTACTTTACTTACTGTTTACGGTAAAGAAATAGGTAATTTTATTAGTCAGGCTTTTAAAAGTACTTCTGCAGTTGATGCGTTAAAAGAAAGTCAAAAACAATTAAACGAAGCTTCAACAACTGGTGCAAAAAATGCCGTAGAAGAAACTTTAAAATTAAAATCATTACTTGCTATAGCAAAAGATACAGCTTTAACCTATAAAGAGCGAATGATTGCGGTTAAAGAGTTACAAGATACATATCCCGCTTATTTTGGTAATTTAAAAACAGAAGAAATATTAGCTGGAAAAACAGCAATAGCTGAAAGAGAGTTAACGGATGCTATTTTATCGAGAGCTAAGGCGAACGCTGCGGTTTCAAAAATCACTGAAAATCAAAGTAAAATTATTGATTTAGAAATCCGTAAACTTGAGGTATTAAAAGAACAGGCTAAATATCAGGCGGAAGTAACAAGACAGCAACAAGTACAAAGTCAGGTTATTGGTGGGGGTACTGTTGCTGGTACTTATGATTTATCTACCGTTGCAATCACTAAATTAGCTGGAGCAACAAGAGAATTAAACAGTATTAATACTGATTTATCAAACCTTAATAAAATAAATAATACACTTACTTCTTTTGCCATTGAGAAACAAAAAGAGGCAATATTATTAGATTACAAAGAAGAAAAAGGAGTTAAATCGAAAACAGAGGCAAAGAAAAAAGAAATTGAAACAGAAGCGCAAGTACAAACAAATTCTAAGATTGCATTTGAAACAAATATAGCAGCATTAGAAAAACAATTAGCTGGTATTGATAGAACAAGCGTAGCATACGATACAATTAACGGATTGTTACAACTTCAAAAAGAAATTTATAATCAATTATTTGGATCAATCAAACAAGTAGAAGAAGCATCTCAAGGTATTGAATTATCAGATGAACAAGTATATGCGGACCAAGTAAGATGGATGAAATTAAATGAATCCGCTAAAGAATATATAAAAACAATCCAAGAAGATTTTGTAGATGGAGCTTTAAAAGATATGGGTTTCGAATCCTTAAAAATGTTTACTGATTTTGACGCTCAAGGTAAATCTACATTTGATAAATTAATTGAGGGAGCTAAAAAAGGTAAAGAAGAATTTGCAATATATTTTAAATCTATTGGAGATGTAGCTCAAGACACCTTCAACAAGATATTTGAAATGTCAAATGCCAACTTTGAAAACCAATTATTAAACCTTACAAAAGAGCGTGATGTAGCTTTGTTATTTGCAGGAGAAAGTGCAACGGCTAAAGAGGAAATTGAAAAACAATATCAGGAGAAACAAAAAGCTATCAAACGTAAACAGTTCCAAGCGGAAAAACAACAAGCATTGTTTAATATTGCTATTGATGGTGCTCAGGCAATAGTAGCAACATTAGCAAGTACTCCACTTCCGGCCGGACTTCCTTTAGTGATTGCAACAGGAGCGATTACTGCAGCACAATTAGCTTTTACTGCAGCACAAAAAATACCTGAGTTTTGGACTGGAACAGATAACGCTCCTGATGGTATGGCGTTAACACAAGAAAGAGGGCGTGAGATCATTACAGATAGATTTGGTAAAATCAAATCATTAGGTAGTGACAGCGGTGCGGTGTTAACCAATTTAAATAAAGGAGATAAAGTATTTGATGCAAATAAAACAGCTATGATGTTTGATGTTGGATTGAATAGTATATTAGCAAGTAATGGAATTGACATGAACCGTAATAGCTCAAACGTTTCGCAATTAAATATTATGCCTATTGTGGATGCTATTAATAATAAAGAAGAGTTGAAGCAAGTATTTGATAGCAACGGAATACGTACCTATATCAAAAAAGGAAATACAATAAAAGAGCGTACAACATTTAAAGGACAATCAGTATAATGAACAACCCACTTGAAACATCTTCTTTCAAACATTACCTTAGGTTTCTATCTTTAGGGCGTACTGATTTATACCAAATATCAGAACCGGATGGATTTACTAAGGCGCAATTTGAAAAGGTACAAGAGCCTAAGAAATACGCTAGAGATACAAACTATTGCGCAATTGATAAAATAACATTCCCAAATACAACAGCAGAATTTACAGGAGTATTCCAACAAATAAACCCGCAAGGGGATAGTTCGGAGTATTTAGATTACGGTTTCCAATGGTTGCAGTCAATCAATAACGAATTTGGATTTGAAAGTAATATTGAATACGTAATTGAAAAAGATAATGTACAGTTTTCGGTCGGTGTATTAGACTTTACCGAAAAGGATTTGACAGATGGTTATACTTATTTCAGTTGCAAACTTATTCAAAACAGCCAAATAGCAGACTATAAAAGGCATTTAGATACTAAATTCAACGCTTTTAGTGATAAAAACGTACGTAATGAAACTATTACACCAATACCTACATTTAATCTATTACATAAGGCGTTACCATTAGCACAAGAGAGTATTTGGACGTACGGATTATCAGACCCTAAAACATTTCTTTTAGACGCTGAGAGTTCCTTTAATTTTAGTAATGCTATACAAAAAAGCGAAATAAGAAGTACTTTATCTTACATTCAAGGGGCGGGACAACCGAATGATTTTAAATATTTAAAAGCTGTTGATGAGTTTTTTGATGTAAAAATCGACTTTAAAAACATCCTTATACAGCAATTTGATAATGGCGTTATAGGATTGAATGGTAATGTTACGCTTGCTGTTAAAGTAGGTACAAATGCAGTAGTTGGAGAAACAACATACATTATAGATCAGATATTTGTAAATGAGCAATTTAATAATTCTTATACTTTAAACATCCCAAACATTAAAAGAGGGGATTACGTTTTCATTTACTTTCGTGTTGAGGGTGGTGCAGTAAGAGTTAAATATACATCAATGGATGTTAAAATATCGCTTACATCGGTATCAATTGACATTATACAAAAAGCATCAAGATACATTGATTTAATAAAACAAGGAAGTAAGTTTGTAAATGATTTGCCGGTAGTTGCACCACGTTTTGACGTTGGTGGCGAGTTTTATGAACAAGCCGTATTTAACCGTAGAATGGTATCACAACGTACCGATTTCTTTTACACGTCAAACAAGACACTTTGGGAGGATTTGCAAGAGGTTAATTGTGATAATGAAATAGACGAGGATAAAATATTTATTGGATTAGATGAGGATTTTTATACCAATGATGAAATAGGAGTATTTAATGTTTTACCGGATAACGATATAAAAGAAAGTTACAACGACCGTTTAATGATTAATTCATTTAATTACGGTTATAAAACCTATGAGCAAAATAGAAGTTCAACCAATACTGATGAAGCGTTTCATACGGATAGCAGTTGGACACCTGATAACCGTATGGTAGAGAATAAAAAAGATATTAAAATTGATATGGTGCGGGATAGTTTCGCTATTCAGTCAATTGTTACACTTGAAATCGTTGAACCTACAACATCGACGGAAGATGACGACAAAGTTTACATAAAGGACATTTTACCACTTGCACCGAGTTCATTTGGTAGTTTTTCTAATCGATTATTAATGCGTATCGATGGAGGAATTTTAGAGATATTAAACAGAGATAGCAGCACAGAAGAAAACGATATTTCTTTTAAATGGACTTTATTAGGGATGGCAGTTGGTGGATCGTTCCAAATATTAGAAGGCGTAAATGTTGGTAATTATACGATATTGCAATTTAACTCTACATCTATACGTTTGCAACCGATTGGATTTACTCCAACATTTCAAGGCAATGGATTTTTAAGAATAAAATGGTTTTATAATAATGTAGGATATACAACAAGAACAGACGAGGGATTTTCTTTGGTTCAGTCTATTAGCAGTACAAAGAAATATTACAATATGAGATATACCATAAAAAGAAATATCTTAAACTATTGGGGTCGTTATTTGGGTGCTGTTTTGATGTACCGTAAATCATTTATGAAAAATGCATACTTCAAAAGCAATGGAGGTTTTACTTCACAACTTACAGGAGGCGCAATAATAACAGAAAATGCAATAGTTAATTATGAATACCTTAAAACCCCACTTATAACTGGCAAAATGTATAAGGTATCATTGGGTGCTGAATTTGCACAAGTATTAGCGTATTTCGACTTATATAAAACTAAAAGAGGGTTTATAAGATGCTATGATTATAATGGTAAAGTTACTAAGATATACCCAAATGATTTTAAACAAACATTTGCAACAAATGAATTAATAGTTACAGGGGAGCAGAAGTATGAAACTGAATATCTTATTTTAACTTATTCATCAGGAATACTAACCGTAAACGACACAGCTTATAATTTAAACGGTATATCTAATTGGTGGATATTTAATAACGATTATTTCAAAGCGTATGATGAAAATAATATACCTATTTGTAATGATTATAAATATAGTTTCGTATTTTTGAACGGTGTTAAATATAATACAAAAGCAGAATTAGTTTCTGCGCTTATAGCATTATGAGTTTTATAAAATTCTTTACCGATTTTAATAGTGCGAAAATATCGGACAATCCTCCAGTTGCAAGTCTATTTAATAATCCTTGCATTCAATTAGGAACTGATGAAACGATATTTCAGATTACCGATGACAAACTAAATATTACTTTTGCTGGAGCTATAAAAGTTGATTTAATAGGATGTAATGGAAATGTATTACAGAACATTGATGAGAATTTCTATTATGAGGGTTTTCAAGATAGAAATGGAATTTATCAAATAGCTTTTGAATTTGGTTTTATTGGTAAAGATTATTACGAAAAGGATATATTTTTAAAGATTACCGATTTAGTAAATGGATTGGAATACTTTAGTAATGTATTCAAAGTAACGGATAATAGAATAGGTTTATCAAGTAAATTAATATATTTCGATCAAAACTATTTCAGAGGTACTTCTTATGATTTAATGCCTTATAAACAATCAGTACGTTTATCAAATTGCTTTTACAATAATCCTGAGAACTTAACAGAGTTTAAAGAATTTACTAACTCAGTAGGGTATCAAGTTAATTACAGAAACATTACTACTTATTTAAGGAAATACATATTTGAAAAATTAGATTTCTTTACCAATGATAGACTAAGTTATTTATTTGCACATCCTTTTATTTACTTAAACAATCAAAGGGTATCAATATCCGAGTTTAAGACAAACGAGCGTACAAGTGATGTAAATTGGTTAACGTGTGATTTTTTAGTTAATCCTAAAGATGAATATATTAATGATGCATTACAGTTATACCCTGAGTTAACGGCTGTACTAAATCCTTTAAATGGTGCTTTACTAACTACCTTTAACGGACTTTTTACAATGACTTTTAACCGTAACGCATCAATAACAAGCGGATCAGTTGCAAAAGTTTACATAAATGGTTCTTTAATTGGAACATATCTATTATCTTTAGCTGGAAATGTAGTATCTTTTGATGGGTCGGCTTTTACTTACATATCAGGAGAATATTCAGTAGTTATATTGCCAAATGCAATAAATGGATATACATTGAATGAATGGTTATTTACTATTGGCACAGGTGATTATGACGGAACACAATACAGTAACGAATACTTTATAAATTAGAATTATGACAAAATCAGCATTAACAACGGCTTTAAACGGTTTTATCACATCATTGGTATCTGTTACAAAGCACCGTAACGCAAATAACGCAATAGTAGATGAAATATATGCTACACCAATCGAAACCACTCAATCCGATACAGCGATACTTACTGTAATAGGCTCAAACTTCGGGTATGAGCTATTATTTACAAAGACAGGGCGTATGGTTAACGTATCGGGTTTTATTGATAACAATGCTTTAATATCTCTAGGAGGCGTAAAGATTGCTAACGGTTATACCATAACTGAATTTGCACCAGCTCAAGACATTCAGTTTAATAACAGTAAATTTAGACTAACCTCAAACGGTTTATATTTAGACGGTACAATGCCAAGCGGAACGACTGAAAACATTAACATTTCATATCCTGTAATACTATGAGTACACCAGCAACATTAGCGCACCAATATACGGTAGAATACGCTGAAAACTTACTACCATACTTTATGACTTTCAATAATTATTTCCTATGGAATATCGTTTCAGGCGGGGATAATGCGGTTGTAGAGGATAATATTGTAAATACATTTGATGGCAATAGATCATTGCTTTTGACCTTTACAGGGAATAGTGATATTGTTTTCAATAGCGGTGGGGAGCAAACCGATACAACAATTACAAAAGACGGGAATTATATTTTATCATACAGATTCTTTAAAGACGATAACGATGCTGATTGCAATTTCCAAGTTCAAGTTTATGTAAACGGAGTTTTATTAGCTTATAACATATTTACGCAAAATCTTTATGATAGTAGCGGTTTTGTAAATGGTAATTGGAATTGTTATTTTCAGAATTTACATTTAGAAGCTGGCGACGTACTTAGTTTTCAATTCTCGGCAAATTGCGATACAATTGGTACTAAATTAAGTGTTGACGGTTTCAAATTAGAGCTTATTGACCGTGAGCAAACGTTCCCAAGTATTTATAATCAACCTTTTTACAGACCATTAGGGTGGGGTTATTATACTGATTCACTTTCTACACCAACAATATCGGTAGGTACGTCATACACTCAAATTACTATTGATTCATTAGGGTCTTTAACAAATACTGATTTTATACCAACTGATAATTTAAACGCTCAATTATGGGCTGGAAATAAAATAGTACCCCAAAAAATTGGGGATGACTATGACGGCAGAATTGATTTAACGGTTACCGCCAAAACAGGTTCTCCAAACGCTATTGAATGTATAATTGATATTTCAGGAAGTACACCCGGAACAAATAAAGTATTTACCGGATGGGTTCAAGCTATTGGAACTGTGCCGTACGACCAAACATTAATATTAGACTTCTTTTCATTAGCTACATTCGTCACTAATGGTGGTAAAATATATATGAGAACCGATACAGGAACTGTAACAATAGGTAGAAGAAACATAAAAATAACACGTAAATCAAAAGGAAATGGAGTTTAGAATTGTAAAGAACGGTACAAATAATTTCACACATTATTTCGATAATAAAGATATAAACTTATCCGATTTTGAGGTAATAATGAATACTGGAACATTTACTATACAAGCCTTAAACGGGGCTAATATACCCGCTTATGGTGTTGATGTAACTGATATTATTTTAGATGCTGGGAGTGGAGATGAAACCTTTTCAAGTACTGCTGAATTACGCACAAGATTAGAGGCGGTTGGATATACAGCTTATTATAATGCTGGCGGTGGTGGTTCTACTGCTTGGGGTTCTATTTCTGGAACTTTATCGGCTCAAACTGATTTGAATAATGCTTTAAACGGTAAACAAGCAACTCTAACAGATGTTAATTTCGGCTCATTCACTAACGGATTAACCGCTAAAACTGCTTTAGTCGATGCGGATTCAACTAATTTAGTTGATAGTGCCGATAGTAACAAGGCTAAAAAAGTAACTTGGTTAAATGTTTGGAATTATATCAAATCAAAAGCAGACTTTATTTACCAGGCTGTTTTAGTTAGCGGAACAAATATTAAAACTATAAACGGAACTTCGATACTAGGTAGTGGAAATCTAATTGTCGGTGGCGGAGGTGCAGAAACCTTTACAATTAGTTGGGATGCTTCAGAATACTACAATACAGACAGAAGTTTGTTCAACGTTCAGGGCGTATTTTACACCCAACCCTCTGGTTTTGGATGGAATAATGCACTACAAAATAATATAGGGGCAAACCCAACGGCTACTGGTACATCTGTAGGTCATTGTGTGCCATATAAATGTAAAATGAAGTCCGCTACAATGCTAGTCACTAATTCAAATAATGCATCTAGGGATTTTGAATTGAGGGTTTTTGCGTTTGAAGCCAATCTTTCAGGAAATACAAACCAACAGACATTGATGAGTTCACGCCCTAATAATGGAGTTTCGGCAGTTGGGGCGTCTACTATGACCGTTATAGATTTCGTTGTAGGAACACAGCCTGACCTATTGCCAAATACAGTTATAACGCATGCCGTTTCATATCATGGCGCAGCAGCATTGGCAAACATATCAATTCTATATACATTTGAAAAAGTGGCATAATAATAGTTATATTTGTAATAACTTAAAACCAATATCATGAAATATTTATTATTATTATTGTGCAGCATAGGATTTGCACAACCTTATTTATCAGTTGGAATTGATGGACGTAATGCTATTATAGGGAGCGATCCGACAAATAACAACCCAGAGATTGACGCATTATTTAGATTTGGAGCTATTAGTTATGCTGGAGCAATTAAAAACGTAAAGATTGGCGGTGTAATTGAAAAATTCAATGCCATAGACTTTAATAAGTATGCTTTTGAAATAGGGTACGTATTTCGTGGGGATATTCTGGAATTGCAAACTACAATTGAAGCGGGTTGGATTGAACGTTACAAAATGAATTATTGGACTGTGGGTATGAATAACGATGTTATTTATTGGGTAAATGATAATTTAGGAATTGTACTGACAAATAACCTATCACACAGAACCGATTTAGACGCATTGTATGGAGGTAAAAATTATAAATTCAGTAATTATTTAGGAATACATTATAAATTTTAAGATATGAAACAATTTATTGAAGATACATTAAAGATACGAGGAAAGTACTCAATGAAAAGAGTTTTAATTGCTATTTCATTTCCTATAACTATGAGTTTAGGAATCTATATTGTAATTTCAGATAGATTGTTAGGATTGAAAACAGTAAACGTTTATGCTATACAGGTTTTTACGTCTTTATTGATATTTATACTTACATTAGCCGGTATCAATGCATATTCAAAAAAACAAGAGCTTAAAACGATTGAAAATATAGTAACCGATAAAACAGAGGAATAATGACAGAATTACAAGAAGAAAGAGTAGCAGAGTGCCAGGCACTTTTAGCTCAGGTAGGATTGACGATTACGGAATTATACGAAATCGATTCAGATGGTAATAAAATTGGGACTCCTAAGAAACCTCGTAAGTAAATGAAAAAATTACCACAATTAATAATAGGTTATTGGTTGTTATTTTTAATATTTGTAAATACTGATTGGTATTATAATTATGCTGAAATAATAGACTTAATAGATACTGTGATTGTGGTAATTTCATTATTTCATTATTTCATTTATTACCGAGATTATAGAAATACATCTTTAATATGCATACGTGGTATAATTTCCGTAATAACATTACATTTTTTATATTATCGTTACGAATTAAATAACCAAACATATTATATACTTTATACTTTGATTTTAGCAATTACTTTGTATTTTTGTTATAAAGAAAATAAGAATTAATAGAAATGACAGATAAAAAACCTACAACAGTTGACGGACGATTGTTACGATTAGAATATAATGAAGAAACTACAGGTCGTCATTTAAATGAGGTTAGAGGTATTGGATTACAAACTTCTAAAGACGTAACCGATATTAAAAATGCTATTATTGGAAATCCTATGAATGGGGATACAGGACTTGTTCACGAAGTTAGGAAAGTAACATTAAAACAAGATTTGCAAGAAGATATATTAATTGAACACAAAGTATATTTTAAACTTATTGGGGTTGTTTTGTTTTTGTCAGTAGGGGCATTAATAAGCGTTATAGCTAAAGTATTTTTTGAACATAAAGGATAAATAATATGAAACTAAACGAATCAGGTTATAAGGCATTACATCAAAGAGAGGGTTTAAGATTAAAGCCTTATTTAGATACGCAAAAAATACCTACTATCGCAATGGGCAACACCTATTATTTAGATGGTAAAAAAGTAACCATGCAAGATAAAACTTTGACTTTGTCGGAAGCTAAGGTACTAGGTAAAATAACTGCAGATAAATTTTCTAAAGAGGTTGATTTATTGGTAAAATCAAACGTAAATCAAAACCAACATAACGCACTCGTATCGCTTGCGTATAATATAGGATTAAACGGATTTAAAAATAGTACAGTATTGAGATTGGTTAATATAAATCCTAACGATCCAAAAATAGCTAAAGCGTTTATGATGTGGACTAAAAACCCAGAATTAGTAGGACGTAGAAAATCAGAGGTTGAGCAGTACTTTTCATAATTATTTAAGTTTATATTTTTAAACCACTTCATAACGAGGTGGTTTTTTTATTTGTAAAATTTAACGTTTCTATATATTGTATATCGAAAAAAGGTTGTATATTTGCTTAATCTTAAAAACTAAAAACTAAAAACTAAAAACTAAAAACTAAAAACTAAAAACTGAAATACGAATATGAGAACAGGTCGTAAACCAAATCCGAATACTAAGGTTACAGTTATAGTAAAGCCGTTTCAAAACGCCTCTATTAACTTTTCCTTTCGTATAGAACCCAATGCCTCAACAGGAGAAATTATTAAACAATTCACTAAACTATTAAAAGAAAAATTATGAGCGGATTTAAAGGAACGAGAGGGGAAGTTGGAATACTTATCAATAACGAAGTAGGCTTATTAATAACTGCTAATAATGGTAATAAAAGTATTGCTACATTATGGAATGATGATGTTGATAATGATACAGAAGCCAACGCCAATCTAATAGTTGACGCTTTTAAAGTTCGTCAGCAAATCAATTGCGAGTTATCGGAGTTGTTGGATCAGAGAAATGAAATGTTGGCGATGTTGGAAGTAATGGTTCAAGAATTTGATAGAGAAAACGCAACAGAATATGAATTTCAAGTTTGTTACAAAGCTAAACAACTAATCAAAAAAGTAAAAAAAAATGAGTAAGTTAATCGAACTAAAATTTACCGATATTTTCGTAGGACAAAAAGTCATTGATGAAGATGGAGATAAAGGAGAGATTACAAGAATTGAAAACATCTACAATATCTATGTTAAATATGATAATGGCGGAAGTGGTATTTCTTGTTTAAACGGATGCTGCAATGATAAATTATTTAAAAACAAAGACAATGAGTAAGTTAAGAGAGAAGTTTGATAACGAATTAGCCGAAATAGCTATTGAAAATAATCTATCTGAAAAGTGCGAATTAATTTCGGAGCAGATAGAACAAATAACAGATGACGCTATGATTAAGTTTTATTTATGGATGATGGAAAAAAATGAAATATATCAAACAAAAGATAATACAACCGAACTACTACAAATCTTTAAAGAGAAATATTACAATTAACCACCCTTGCAGATAAGCAAGATTTAAAATAGAGAGATTATGAGTTTATTAAATGGCCAATGCGAAATAGATTTTGACAATTACTTAATTAAAAGATTTGGATATTCAGATTACCGAATGATAATAGAAGTTTTGAAACTAGAGTTTTTCGACCAATTTATGGAAATGGATGGAGAAGAAAAAATAACTTCAATTGGCAAATTACGTGAATTAGAAGAAAAAAGTAAGATAGAAAGATACAATGAAAAATATTGTGAATTTTATAATCAAAATTTAGATAAAATAAACCCCTAACCAAATGAAAAAATTATCGGAGTATGTGAAACTACCTCGAAATAACAGAACAAATAAAACTAAAATATAAACTATGAAAAATCAATTAGCAATACAGGAAGCATACGGAGAACATTGGGAAAATTTTAAAGATTTTGTAGATGAAAATGGATGGGTAAAAAAAATAAGTTTAATCCCTCTTTTTGATGTTATTGAAATAGATTTTAAAGGAAAATTTCAAAGACCTAAATCACTTCAAGGAATAGAAAACAACAATGGTTGGGTTAAGATTGAAAGTGAAGCGGATTTGCCGAAAGAATCAGGGGTTTATGAAGCTTGTATTAATGAAGAATATATAGGCAGGATAAATTTTAGTAAAGAGTTTAACGAATGGAGTTGCGTATATGATTCTGATAATTTAAGATTCCCAACCCACTACCAACCAATAATTAAACCACAACCGCCAATTTATTAAATTATGAAAGAACTTACACCAATGCAGTTACATATTTTAGACTTGCAAAAAATTAAAAATTTTGTATTGGATAAAAAATTAGACAAAGATTTAGAAGAAACCATTACTGAAACAATTTACGGATGTATTGAAAATGCAGAAAGTCATTTACCAAAAGAAAAACAAGTCATTGAGAATTCTTATGAACAAGGAAAGGTTGATGAAGAAACAATTCATCCTACATATTCAGATGGTCAAGACTACTACAACACTAAATACAATAACTAAATATGAAAACAGGAGTAAAATTAATTACAGAAGAAAGAGAAAAACAAATCTCAAAACACGGATTTACAGGAGCGCATCATTTTAATAATCCTGAATTGTATGATAAAGACCAACTGATTGAAGCTTCAAATACTTTGTCAATGAAAGAAATTAAATCATGTATTGTTCCATTTAATTGGAATGTAGAATGGTTTTCTAATTTATGCAAAAGACCTTATAAAGAAAGATTAATTATTGCAGGAGCTTTAATTGCTTCTGAAATTGATAGATTAAATGTAATTGAACTTAGCCACAAATACAATAACCAATTATGAAACCACTTGACAGATTCATTTACGACAGCGTAAACAAAGGGCGACAAAACCCAATGCAATTATCACAAATAAGCAACTCTTTGAGAGAGGTATGGATTAAGATTTATAACGAGAAAAATAAGTAAATATATGGAAGAAATTAGAGTATTTTTCTTTGCAAATTATGAAACATCAAATAGTAAACATGATCGTTGTAGTATATGTACTATAGAAAATAAAAATGATGTTTTAGAAGTATTTAAAAAATGGATACAGGATCAAAGAATTGAAATAGAAAAAACAACAAATAAAAATGCTGTTATCACTAATTGTAAAATAATATATAATAAACCATGAAAAAAACAATCACATTATTAACCGCACTTTTATTGATAGGGTGTGTTAAAATTCCTAAAGAAGAGGATGTAGTAATTTCTGTAGAGCAAAAGTCAGATAAAAGTTTTGAAGTTAGAACTAATACTTATATGATTATTACTAATATAAATTACAAAGTTGGAGATACTTTAAAAATAAATAAAAATGGAAATAGATGAAATGATTAAAACTACTAAATTATGTACTAAGGCATTAATGAAGTTATCATTTAAGGATTTTAAAAGAAATGAAAATTTTGTTGAGGATAAAATAAGTAATAAAAATAAAATGAAAAATAATTATTAATTATGAAAGTAAAAGTAAGTTCAAATGGTTATATACGATTTTATGACCGTACAAGAAGAATCAATCTTTCAATTCAAAAAAGCACAGGTTTAGAAAAAGAAGATTATAAAATTTATTCTGAATTTAATAAAAAATTTTATTCTGAAAATTCTGAACTAATCCCTAAATATATTTCATATAATAAAAAAAACGAATTATTTTATGTGGCTTTTAAATTTAAGGATAAAACTTTTGGATTAGGCTCTTTTCATACACTTGAAGAGGCTCAGCAACGTTTGTTGGAATTTAAAATTTTCTTGCTAACGTAAAAGTAGACATTGACTATAACTAATCGCTAACACCTATAAAAGTATTACTTATCTATGCCAAAGCCTAAAATATACAAAACCACGAACTACAAGATTTTAAGAAGTTCAAGATAATATGCTTAAAAAAATGAAGTTGTATAAAATTAATGTTTCAAAATTTATAAGAGATGCAGTCAAGGAGAAAATAGAAAGGGAATATTCAGAATTAATTACAAACTATAAAAACAATATACAATGAAAACAATTAAAATACTAATCCTATCATTAATGATAGTAAGTTGCGGCACACGCAAAACAAACGTTACCAAAACCGAAGAGAAAGTTAAAGTAGAAACGGAAACGGTTGTAAAGGAAACGGAAACAACCCAAAAAGAGTCCGACACCAATATTAAAGAAACTACTAAGACTGAAATCGATAAGGAAACCAATGTATTTACTGATATTACAGAAATCACTCCACAAGATAACACAAAGCCAGCATCTATTAAATTGCCAAACGGTCAAATTATTGATATTACAAATGCAAAATACCGTAATGAGAAAAAAACAGATTTAAGCAAAGAAAAAACGGTATCGTTGTCTAAGTATGAATTATTAAATAAAGACTTAGAAACTGCTTTAAAAATAAACGAAACGCTATCTAAACAGAATTTAGAGTTAACCAATAAAAGTAATCAAAAACAAACCGAGCGATTTTCTCTTAGTTGGTGGTGGTTATTATGGTTTTTATTACTTATTCCGATTTGGTTTGGGTATAGGGAATTGAAGAAACACAACGTAATATAACATAAGGCGGTTCAGAAATGAATCGCTTTTATTTTTAATGATTATAAATAATTAATAAACTACAATTAATTGTTGTGTATTAAAATAATAGTATTATATTTGCATATGTTTAATCATTAAAAAATAGAAATTATGAAAATAACTGATTTAGAAGAGGGTATGATTATTAATTCTCCAACAAAGGGTGAGGGTATGATTCTAAAAATTACTAAAAGAACTATTACGACAAAGTTTAGAT